CTTAAGATTGCTGCTTGGCAATGGTTATTACAACAGGGTATTACATTTGTTGATACTCAAGAAGGTACTTCTTACGAAGCATAGTATAAAGCTTAACTAGATATAATAGGAGTTAATAAAAATGGGAATTGGATATCAAAATACGCCTGTAGATAAAGACGACTTTACCCGTACTATGACAGAATCCTTTGACGATAGGGATATGATTGGAGTACCTCAAGGTGGTCAAAGCATGTTTGGAGATCCTTCTAATGGATCGCAAACTGTTTATTCAAGAGATAAAAACATAGTAGAAATTAATATTATGCGTGGTAATAATCGTATGGCAGCATTAGTACCGCGTAATGGTGTTCCAGAGGGTATTGATCTCTCTACTACTCGTCTTGTTGAGCCGAAATCTAGTAACTTTCAACGTATTTATCCTTTGATTCAAGATACGTATGAAGTACATGCCGATCAGCTTTTATTTCAAATTCCTAATGAAACAGATGAACAGAGGATTACAAGGGAAGATCGTGCTGTTTATCTTATGGCTATGGGAGCAAAAGAGGTTGTTCGTAGAATTGGTAGAATGAACGAATATTTAGCTTGGCAAAGTTTACTTACTGGTAAACAACCATCTTTGTATGGCGTGACTACTGCTGCTACATTATATGATTTCTTACGTCCTGCTGGTCATACTGTAACCGTTGGTACTGCTTGGTCAACTGGCGATCCTATTGGAGATATTTCTGATGGTGTTGCGCTTATTCGCGCTGCTGCACATGTAACACCAGATTATTGTGTTCTAGCTGCTGATAGTTGGGCAGCAATGGGTGCAAATGAAAATATATATGCATTAGCAGATAATAGAAATTATCAGTTTATTCGTCTTGGTTTAGAAGCTAACATACCTCCTAAATATAATCGTATGATTGCTAACGGTTTTATGTGTGTTGGTATGTTGTTAACAGAGAACGGTGCTGTTATTTATCTGTTTTTGTATGTAGATGAATATCAAGATCTAGTTACTGGTACTTCTACTCCATTTGTGCCAAGCGGTTATGCGTTGTTGGGCTTTACTGGTGCACGTTGTGATCGCTATTTTGGACCACCTGAAATGATGCCAATGGCACCGAGTGTTAGAGGTGATTTTCAAGCTTTGTTTGGTATTTCTCTTGATAATCCTCCTGTACCTCCTAATGCAAAACCAGGTAGTGCGTTTGATCCTAATATGATGTATTTTGATGCATTTCCTATGGGTAAAAATAATGGGTGGGTACTTCGTGGTCATGCCGCACCTATTTACGCTACTACCATGACTGATGCTTTTTATCAGATGAATGGTTGTGTATAAATAAAACTATACATACTACTTTATAGGAGAATTGTTTTTACAATGTATAAAGTAGTATGTTAGATTAATATGAATATAAGAGAACAAATAGAGACAGATCTCGAAACAACACTTGAAGGAGATTTTAGTTTACTGGTTGAATTAATTGATCCTGATGGTGTTGTTTATGATGATCTTGTTGGACAGGTTCTTTATAATTCAATAGATGAAAACGAAGTCTTTTCTAATAAACCAGTTGTATCACTTAGAATAAGTTCCTTAACTAGAGTACCTTTAGCTGGTGAAAATTGGGCAGTACGAATACCGGAAAATCCGAGTACAACAGATACGTTAGTTACTTATGTTTTAGATAAACCGCCAATACATTGTAGATCTATAGGATTTATAAAACTTTATCTGACTAAAACAACACAAAGTAGTTAGTATTAGATGCAATTTCAAAATGTAAAAACTGCTTTAGTTACTGCTTTAGGTGCTGCAGCTGCAGGACGGTATAGAACTGTTGGTTATAAAAAAGAACCCATAGATCAAAGTGAAATAAGCGGTAATAATAAATTAGTATCTGTATATTATAAAGAAGGTACTTTTCCATTAGGTACATCTGGTCGTTTTGGTCCAGCAAATCACGAATGTACTTTTATTGTTGAACTTAAACTTTCACAAGCCTGTAGTGTTGATATTGCTACATTAGAAGATGCTGGTTCTACGGATAATGAACGTAAAACCGCTTTAGCAGCGTTACAAGATGCAAAAGATTTAGCTGATACAAATCTAGATGCGTTTGTTAGTATTATACACGGTGTGCTTACTGATAATAGAAATGCTTATTTAGGATTAAGTAAAAAGATTTTTTCTGATCGTTGGATACCTAGATTACAAAAACAAGATCCAATGGTTTTTGGTGATATGGTTATTGGTACTGCTACATTAACATATACTTGCAATGTTGAAGAATCTTTTGTTGGTGATGTTAGTGATACGGGAAACATAGTAGATACAACTTATAAATTAAATGAAGAAACTACTGGTCAAACCGGTGTTTATGTTGATAATACTTAGGAGCTAATTAAATGACTATAAATGATTCAAGTCTTGCTGCTGGTCTTGGTGTTAGTGCAAACAACACTCCTTTTACTTCTGCTGCACTTAATGTACCACGAAAAATACTTGCTGTTGCTAGTGTTGCTGTAGCTAATGAAGGAAATTTTACAGAAAATATTCCTGAAATTGTTACTAGTGTACAATATCATGCTAATAAGGCGGGCAGGGGTTCTGCGGCTGCTAAACTATTAGAGTGGATAAGAGAAGGCGGTTTTGATGGTGAGCTTTGGTTAGCCCCTACTTTTGAAGATAGTTGGACTCAGTCTACAGGTAGTCAAGTGTTTGCTGGTACTTGTACTGCAGCTGGACCACTTCATATGTATGTTGGTGGACACAAGATTAAAAATGTTAATATTGCTATTGGTGATGATGGTGAAAATGTACAAGAAAAAGTTGTACTTGCTGTAGCTGCAGATTTAGATCTTCCTTTTACGGCTGTTGAGAATGGTGTTACTCCTGAGCAAGCAGATCTTACTGCTAAAAGTGGTGGGCCTTGGGGCGATTTTCATATTGATTTTAATCTTGGTTTTAATGAAGAACTTCCAGCTGGTATTACTTTAGGTACTACTACTCATATGACAAGTGGTGCAGGTATTGCTACTTTACAAGATGTGTTGGACGAGCTTGGTTTAGATGATGAACAAAATGAAAACTATTTTACTGCTATAGTTCATATGAACGGACAAGATACTACCAGTCTTAATGCTCTTTCTACTTGGAATGGTCTAGGTAATACTGTTACTGGTAACTGGGGTAAGCTTGTTCATAAACCTGTTAGATCTATGGTTGCCGATAATGCTGCTGGTGCTGGTGGTTTAAGTGCTCTTATTACATTAGGTGGAAATAGAAAAGAAACAGATCGTACATCTGGTTGTGTGGCTGTTCCAGGTTCACCGAATTGTACTGCAGAGATTGCAGCTAAAACAGTGGCTATTATGGAACAAATAGCTTCATTAAGACCACATAAAGGGTATGTTGGTCAAGTATTACCTAATGTGTGGCCAGGTTCAGTTGCTAATCGCTGGACGTCAAGTTATGATAGTCGTGATACTGCTACAAAAGCTGGTATTACTGCTACTGTTGTTAAGGGTGGTGCTGTAAAACTTTCTAATGTTATTACTTTCTATCATAGTGCAGCTGTTACTATTTCGTCAAATGGTTATCGCGAAATGGTTGATATTGCTAAAATGCAAAATATGCTCTATTCACATGCTGCAGAATTTGAACAAGAAAGTTGGCAAGGTTTTGCAATAGTAGAAGACATATCAATGGTTACAAGTGCTATTGATCGTCAAGCTTGTAAATCAGTAGAAAACGTTCGTTCTACTTTGAATAAACTTGCTGATTCTTTCGCACAAAAAGGTTGGTTATATAATTCGTCTTTTACTAAGGAAAAACTTAAGGAAAGTGGCTATATAACTATTCGTGGTACTTCAGACGGTTTTAATGTTGTATTTCCTTGTATTCTTAGTGGTAAGGGGAATATTATAGATCTACAAATTGCTTTTGATACTAACGTTGCTGCTGCATAAATATAAAATTTAGGAGAAATAGAAATGAGTCATGGTTCGTTACAAGATGTAAATATAAACGGTGTTTCTTTTGTTCCTACTGCCGATAGTGATATAGATACTAGTCCTAGTGAGTGGACACATGAAGCAGAGCCAAACGGAAGTGGGCCGGCAAGTATTAAATCTACTAAAAAAGTACCTAAAGCATCTGGAATTGTTTTAAGAACAGATTCTACAACGGAAAGTTTTCTTATTCAATGGGCTGATGCAGGAGAATGGTTAGAGTTTTTTGTAACAAAAAGAGATGGATCTGTGTGGGGATGTATGGGGTTGTTACAAATAGAAAGTACAAGTTCTATGAGTGGTACTACTACAATAAGTATAGAGTGTCAAACTAAGTGGGATATAAGCGCAGCGTAAATAAACAACATATACAATATAAGGATGAACAATGGAAAACATACTTTCAGAAGAAAGCGCAAAAGAACAATTAAATCTTCTACTTGATTTTTATGATGTAGATCTTGAATCACTAGATGAAGAAGGCAAACTTAAGAAACTAATAGAACGTAAACTTATTAGAGCAATACGTCAAGGGAAAGTAGAAATAGAAAATGATACAGAAGGTTTTGTAGTGAAGCAAAATCTTAGTAGTGGCACGCAATTTATTTATAGAGAACTTACTGGAATGGCTAAAGTTCAAATGGATAGATATAAAGGACAACACGAACGTCTTTATGGTTTGCTTGCTATGTTGTCAAAGAAACCAATAGAGCAAATTCAAAAGATTTCTGGTCCAGATTTAGCCATTGCAGAGTATTTAGGTTTGATTTTTTTAGCGGGATAAACAATCTTGAACAGTGGATGTTATATCAATATTCTAGACAACAAAGTATAGAGGTTATAGAAGCGTCTACATATTCTAGATTAAAATATTGGAATAAGATGCACGGTATTCTAAGGAAAGCGGAGAAAAGTTAGTGTCCGATACCTATGTAATTGATACCGTGTTTAAAGCACACGATCAACTTAGCTCTACAGTTCAGAAAGTATCTGAACGTATGGGTATGTTCGGTCGTGTGTCCGATCGTAATTTTAAAAAGGCTTCTTCCAGTGCATTACATTTTAAGACCGTTCTTGGCGGCGTGTTAGGGGCAAACCTTCTTAGTGCTGGTTTAGGAAGGTTACGTCAAGGTATTACTGCTATTACAGACGAGTTTATAGACTTTGATCATGCTGTTACTAGTGCGGCTGCTAAATGGGATATAGATCGCGGTACGGACGCGTTTAGGGAGTTAGGAACGGTTGTTCGAGACGTTGCTAAAGTAACTCCGTATACAGCTGGTGAAGCAGGCAAAGCCCTAGATTACCTTGCTATGGCCGGTTTTAGCGCTAAAGACTCAATGGCCGCTTTACCAGGAGTAACGCAGCTTGCTATTGCTGCACAAACAGATCTTGCACGTTCTTCTGATATAGCAAGTGATCTTCTTACTGCTTTTGGAATGAAAGTAGAAAATCTTACTGAGTTAAATGATGTACTTGCAAAAACAACAACTACATCAAATACTAATCTTGATATGTTATTTGAGTCTATGAAGTTGGTTGCACCAGTAGCGGGAAATCTAGGAGGTTCATTAGAAGAAGTATCGGCAATGTTAGGAACATTAGCTAATTCTGGTATTAAAGCGTCATTAAGTGGTACATCATTAAAGAATATGTATTTAAGGCTTACTGGTGGTACAAGGGAAGTAGAAAAAGTTCTTAAAAAATATAACATAAGGGTGGCAGATCAACACGGTAAAATGCGTAGTCTAATAGACATATTAGAAGATACAAAAAACGCTACTGCTAAATTAACAGACAAAGAAAGGCAAGCTGCATTAACACATCTATTTGGTAATCGTGCGATCGCTGGTGCTACAATACTTATGAAAGCAGGATCTAAAGCAACTTGGGAATATGCTCGTGCTTTAGAAGGATCAAATGGTGCTGCTGCTGAAATGGCTGAACGTATGGGTAAGTCATTTCAAAATCGTATAGCATCAATAAAAAGCCGTTTTGTTGAACTTGGTATAAAAGTATTTGATATATTTGAAAAACAAATACCACAAGCTTTTGATAGTTTTACAGAAGCGCTTGATAATATTGATGTAGTAGCATTTGTTGATAATATAAAAAGTGCTGTTAAGTTTGTAAAAGACTATCACGGCTTAATAGAAGGGTTGATTGCTACTATAGTAATATATAACACTGTTACAAAAATTGCTGCTGCTGTTCAGTGGGCTTTAAATATTGCTATGATGGCAAATCCAATAGGTCTTGTTATAGTGCTTGTTACTGCTTTAGGTGTTGCTATATATGGGCTTATTCGCTATGGTGATGAAGTAAAAGCATTTTTTGATAAGCTATGGGGAGATATAGCCTACGGCTTTATGTGGCTTTTGGATAAAATAAGTTTTGGCAACATAGAAAAAGTTGCTGGAAAAGGTGCAGCTGAAACATTTGAAAAAATGAAAAAACAACGCAAAGCTTTAGAAGAAATAGATAGGCGTAAGGGTTATAAATCTACCGCTGAAAAAGTTGGTGAACAAGATATAGCAGCATTAGCTGGTGAAAGTGCCACAAGCAAAGCTTTTGATGATGAGGTAGGTGATATATTTAGTAAATATAGTACCTCAGCAGATTTAGAAAACGAAACAATGAAAGAAAAACAGCTATCTAGTAATTTATCAAACGAGCTTTTATTTGGTAAACAAAATGTAAATGTTGGTGGTACTTTTACTTTTGAGAATGCACCTAAAGGTATGAATTTTACACCAGCAAAAGGTGCACCAAACATTGATATACAAGGTTTAGGTCAACAATAGTATGTCTCTATTTGATGAAGTAGCTTCTGGAATTGTTGACGCCTTTTTTCAAGAAGGTGATAATTGGCGTGAACGCATAGGTGAAGCTGATATTACTTTTACTAGTCCTGAAACATCAACAGAGTTTACGGCTAAGTGGATAGATTCGTCAAAAGGTGTAGATAAAAAAGTTGGTTTATTTGATTATCCAAACATACAAGGTACAGTAGCACAAGATCTTAAGTCATCATCAAACAGATATAATATAAATTTTCGATTTACAGACTACGAGAATAACGATCTTTTTGCAAGAGACTTTTTTGCTATAGCTGCTAAAGAACAAGGGCAATGGATTATTATACATCCTGTATATGGTCAACTTGGTTTACAGCTTATTTCTATGCGAGAAGACAAGCAGGCTAATCAAGGGGGTTTTACTAATATATCAACAGAGTGGATAGAATCGATTGACGAAGATGATCTTCTTACACAACGTGAATTAGCTGGTTTAATAGATGGTCAGTGTTCCATTGTTCAACTAAATTCTATTGAGCAGTTTGTAAAAGATTGTGATCAAACAAGCAAGGCTCTACGTTCAGTTGTAGAAAATACCGTTGAAGGCATAGATAACGTAGTTGATTTTGTTCTTAGTCCTTTATTTGCTGTAGAAAATGTTGTATCTACTGCAATGACATCAGTACGTATAGGAATTCAAGGATCTATTGATGCTGTTTTACTTCCTTTATCAGAACTAGCAGGACAGTTACAGAACCTAATAAACATTCCGTTACTTGCTACACAAGATACAAAGGCGCGATTAACTAAGTACGCCGCGTTAAGAGAAGGGCTTACATCTCTTTTACCTGATGGTGATAATTCTATAACGGCTACTTGGTCAACAGATCGTGAAAAACGTAATAATATAGTTACTGCGGAAGTTGCTAGTGTATCTTCTGTTGTAGCTTTTTCTCAAATATTACTTACTGCAAATGATATAACAAATAGAGCACAAGCTTTAGATCTTGCGCAACAACTATTAGATGAGTTTTCAAATATATTAACAGTATATGACGAACAACAAGAGAGTCAAGAAACAGCTTTAATAGAAGATCAGTATATATCCAATAGTATAGTATATAATGATTTAGTTCTTTTAGTAGGTCTTACACTTAAGTATATTGTTGGTTTAATAAGCGATCTAAACATCGAGAAAAAGATTACACTTGATAGACCAAGATCTACAGCTGAATTATGTATAAGTGAATATGGTACACTAGATAAATACGATGATATTATAAATACAAATGGTCTTAAAGGATCAGAAATACTTTGGTTACCTGCTGGTAAGGAGGTAACACTATATGTCTAGTTTTGATGTTGTAAAACAAAGGTTGTAAAACAAAGCCTTGGTTCAATACTTTCTGATATAGGAATTAAAGATAAACACGATTTTACTCTTGTTATAAACGGAGAAGAAATACCTGTTATAAACGGTAGGGTTTTTAGAGCTATAAACACTTGTGCCGATACTGCAAGCGCAACAGTAATAAATAATGAAAAACTTAGATCTCTTACTAGAGCTATTGGTTTTACTCCTGTACAAGTATATTTAGGCGGAGAGCTTGTCATAACAGGACTTATTTATAAACATAGTCCTAGAACTACATCAGAAGAAAAAACTTGTAAACTTGATATATTTAGTCCAGCAGTAGATATATTAGACAGTACACATTTTCCACCGTTTGAATTTAATTTTGTTACGTTGGAAGATTTAGCAGAAGAAATTATAGGCGGACTTGGTTTTACAGCACGTTATGAATCAGATGAAGGCAATGAATTTTTTGAAAGAGTATGTATAGATTCACAACAAACCATATTTAACTTTTTTAATGAGCTTGCTAACCAACGTGGTGTACTTATAACATCTAATGAAAAAGGTGAAGTACTTTTTATACGTGCTAATACTAGTGGAAAACCTGTTGAGACTATAGCTAATGTTACAGACATAGGTGCTGAATATGATGGTAGGGAACTTTTTTCAGCTTATCGTACTACTGCTACTAGCCCATATATGGAAAAGAAAATAAAAAAGAACAAGAGATCAGGTAAGTTGCATACGACATGGCATCAAGAACATGCTATAAAAGAAGCAATAGCTTATGATAGTAATGTTCCTGCTAGTAGACAAATAACTTTTACTTCTGATAATACGTCTGTTGATAATATAGATAAAGCAGCAATATGGCAACGATCAAAAAGATATGCTGATGCACTTAATATAAGTGTTCCACGTGTTGGATGGTATCCACCAAAAAGCAGCGAACTATATAAAGAGAATACACTTATAACATTGAAGCACGAGGATTTGTGGATAAATAAAGAATTTGATTTTCTTATAAAAAGTGTTGAATATGTTCTTGATAATGGTGGTGCAACTTGTGTATTAAATCTTATACCGCCACAAGCTTATACTGGTGAAGAAATACCAGATATATTTGGTAATAAAGAAGGCATAGGCAACATGCTTAAAAGTTTAGGTTTAGGCGGTTTGGTTTAGTTATGGCTATAAATGTACATCTTGGAACCGTAGTAGGTTCCGAAATAAAAAAGAATATAGATGGTGAGAATAATACTCGTATTCTTAAATGTGAACTTTCTTCTGCTGATGATGTACAACAAATAGAACTTATACAACAAAACTGTGAACAAAACAATCCTTTAGATGATGCAACAGTAATAATATTAGAAATAACAAAAACATGGAAAATAGCTGTAGCTATAAAAGACTTTGTAGAACCAGATGCAACACTTGATCGTGGTGAAAAGAAAATATATAGTTTAGATAGTAGTAATAATATACAAGCATGTATACGTTTTAAAAATGATGGTACTCTTATATTAAATGAAGGTACAGACTGGGCTGTACAGTATACTGCGTTAAAAGATGCGTTTGATCAACTTAAGAGTGATTTAAATGCAATGATATCGGAATGGAATATTTTTGCCACTGCTTATGCTCCTGGTGGTCCTGTTGGTGTTGGTACTCCACCAACAGCAAGTAATGTTTCGTCTTCTTCAGCTGATATGTCAAGTGCTAAAATAGAAGATATACAGGTTCCTTAATATGTCAATTAGATATTCAGGTGATCCACTTCTTAGTAATAATGGTAATGGTATTACTATTACTTTTAAAGGCGGTCAACCAGTATTAGATTCTGGTATATATAATGCTATCATATTGAGTCTTTTCTTTAAACCGTGGTTTATGAATTCAGTTATAGAAGACTCATTAGAACATATAGGTAGTGAGTTTACTTCCTATCTTGTTAACAACACAATAACAATAGGTACTCTTAATACCGCAAGAAATATAGCTTTGAAAAGCTTATCTTGGCTTATATCTGAAAACATTGCATCAGAGGTAGACGTACGATTGCGAAATCCCAATGGTTCGGTTATACAAGTACTTGTTCTTATAAAACCACCAGGTAAAACAATTATAGCAATACTTGCAACAAAATACGGTTTGAATTGGAAGTTACAACTTGATAGTACTAGTAGACTTTAGGTTATAAACATGTCACTTACAATACCAACATATCAAGACCTTGTTGATACTGCAATATCAAATTATGAGACATCTTTAGGTCAAGATGCACCATTAACACCAAAAGCTTTTTTACGGATACTTGCTAGAGTACAGGCTTTACATATTACTGGACTTTATAAACTTGCTGCTGAACGGACACTACAAAATTTAGTATTAACCGCTACGGATGAAGATCTTGAACGTATTGGTGAAGAGTATGGTGTACCTCGTCAAGATGCTGTTCCTGCAGAACTTGTGCTTACTTGTACTGGTACTAACGGTGTAGATATACCTGCAGGTACAGTATTTATAGGTGATGCAAACGGATTACTTTATTATACACAAGCTCTAGTTACTATTGCAAGTGGTACAGCAAGTCCTACCGTAACGTGTTATACTGCTGGTGTTGATAGTGAACTTTTAGTTAGCGACACACTTACTCTTAGTTCACCCATAACAGGCATAAATAATTCAGCAACAGTAGCAAGCATAAGCGTTAATGGATTAGATCAAGAAGATCTAGAGGTATATAGACGTCAAGTTCAAGATGAAATTCAGACTACTGGTGGTGGTAGTAATTTAGCAGACTTTCGTAATTGGGCACAAGAAACACCTTCTATAGTTCGAGCTTTTCCTTATAGTGGTGCACCTATTAGACAGAGCATTGAATATATTGATCTGGATATGGAAGAAGTTGGAGTAGCGGAGTGGACAGCAGAAGGTGGCGCTACTTTAACAAAAGGAACTAGTGTACCTGCAGAAGGTACTCAATATTTAAGAATTACTCGTGTATCCAGTAATCCAGGTGCGTATCAAGATATATTGAGAGCATATCATAAATATAATGTAACTGGATACGCACGTGGTGATGGTACGGCAAATCCTGTATTATATGTCGGAACTAATGTAATTTGGACGGGTACATCATCTACTTCTTGGCAAGCTTTTGATGTTAATTTTGAAGCAGATACAGCTACGTATCAAACGCGATTGCGGTTATTTAGTATTAATGGGGGAGGAGGAAATTATTCTGATTTTGATGGTATTGAATTAACAGATATAGATGTTCCAGGATTGGTAACTGTATACGCGGAGTGTGATTCATCTTATGAAGCAGATGGAATACCAGATCAAACATTGCTTGATGATGTAAGAGATTATATAATAACTGATCAAGTAACAGGTATTGACAGACCCAGTCTTGGATTAATTGACGATAATCTGTTTGTTGAACCTATTATACGTACAGGATTTTATTTAGAGATAAGGGGTTTATCAATTGCAAGTGAATTAGAAACACAAGCCAAAGCAGACTTGACTACAGAAGTAGATGCATATCTTAAAAACGCTACACCATATATACAAGGGCTAGATAGTCAAAGCAGTCAAGCTGATGAAATAACAGATCCCCTACTTAGTAATGTTGTACAAAGTGTTCTTACTGCGTATGGTGCAACGTGTACAGGTGTTGGCATAGGAATTACTCCTGGTGTGTTCATATCAAGCTATAGTTTAGGTGCTGGTGAACTTGCTAAACTTGCTACAAGTGGTATTACATATGTGTAGTATATAACAGGTACATTATGAGTTTTGATTTTACTACATTACTTCAAGAAGTTTTCCCAGATAGTGATCTAGGTGCTATTGATGAAGTAGAAGATCTTGCTAAGTTGTTTGAAGGTATGGCTGTAGACTACCAGGCAATTTATGATCGTCTTATGTTGTTAGCACACACAAGAGATCCGCGATTAGTAGATGTTGACTTACTACCTGATCTTGAAAGAGAATTTGGTATAGTACCAGATACATCATTAGGTGATACAGTACGACGGCAAATGTTAGCACATGTTATATATCAACGGCCTACTACTGCTAGTTGGGAACATTTACAGAATGCTCTTATTGATGCTGGATTTAGTAATCTGCTTGTAACTCAAAATAACCCTATTGTTGATCCATCAGTAGTTGGTGGTGATTTTTTGGTTAATGGTACTATATATACATCTCAAAGTCCTGCTTATTATGCTTGTATGGGAAGCGGTATAGCTTATATTGGGCATAGTAGGGCTTTTATGGGTTATTATCTTTCTGATAATAAAGTAGCAAAAACCTATACAATACCTACTGGACCATCTTATTGGCCTTGGACTTATGTATTTTGGGTAGGTGGTGCTGCTAGCGGATGGCCAAGTACACCAGCAGTAGCACTTGCAAATGTAGATGCGCAGCGTGAAACACAACTTAAGAACTTAATATTAAAGTACAAACCTGCATTTACTTGGTGTATGTTACGTATTACGTTGGTATAAATAAAAGGTAAATAAAAATGAAAGACTTTGCAGATCTTGATAATAGTAGTGGTAGTTTTCCTGATGTTATTGGTGTAGATGCTTCTGGTCCAGGAGAAACAGACGGTACTGAATTAACTGCAGATTTGTTTAATGATATATTCGGTTTTTTTCAAACGATACTTAATAGTAATGGTGATACTCCTAGTGGTACTGCAGAATCTGCTAGCGGTATAAGTCAGTTACTTGATGGAATAAAAAGACTTGTATGTAAAAAAACATATTCTGCATGTAATTATAAAATAGATAGAGAAACTACTAGGGCTTGGGATTATGTGTTCAGTACTGGTGGTACTGAACAAATTGATAGTTTAGTAAATTCGGGCTACGCGTTTCTTCCTATCGAATTACCTAGAGGTGGAACTGAAATAGATCTTACTATTACTACTGCTATACTTCCTGGCGCGTCTCGCAGTGGTGTGAATCGTATGAATGCAACATTATGGTATTCTGATGGTACTGGTAATATAACAACAGAAATAGCTACGGTCTATGATCTTGGTACTACGGCACCACAGAATCTAGTCCTTACAAAAAGTTCTTTTACACCTTTATCAACAAGAGAATATTTTTTAGTTATACAAGCTGGTAATACTGGTGCTGCTAGCACTGATAGTGTTTATGGTACTACTGTAGATATATAAGATTGAAGCATAGCTTCTAATAAACCTTCCTTGTCCCAGTATTTTATTTTTGTGTGTTCAATATCTTCGTTATTATCTATGCGCCTAGATATCTCATGAGTAAGTTCATGTAGAAAAATTTTAATAAGTTCGTAGTGTGTCATTGATTGCCAAAATTCAGGATTTATAGCAACAATAAAATTGGCCATTTCTGTATCTGAAACATGCACAGCAAGAATACATTTCCAACCACAATCATCAAAAATATAACCACCAGTAGCATTAAATTTAGCCCATCCTATATAATTTGTAGGAATATAAATTAGTGTATTCTTTATTTCTTCTATTTTAGTTATATTGTATGCTACTTCTTCCGCAAGTAAAAGGTTATTTGGTGTAATAGAAGTAAGATATAGATCTTTTTCTTTTTCAAGATGTATATTTATGATATAATCTTTATACGTCTCTTTTATAATTGTTTCTGTATGCGACAATACATATTCATCTGTTTCATTTTGACAACCGAGACACAACAGCAATACAAACAATATGTATACTTTTTGCAACAGTTGTTGTATGTAAGTATGTGTATGTAGTTTGTTCGTTTTCATTGTGTTTTCTCCTCTAATTAAAGATTAAATTAAAAATATAATTTAGTCAACAAAAAGTGGTTGCATATGTTTTTATTTTGATCCATACTCTAATTATGGACAATGCAGAAAGAAAAACATTTGATGAATTACACGTAGCGGAGGAGAAATAACAATGAAAAAACAACAATACAAACTATCTGACTTCCCAAAACCGTCACAAATACGTAGTTGGTTGCGTGATGTGTGTGATACAAAAACCGGTGTAAATTCTTATGATACCCACGTGCCGATTTGTGTAGTGGACGGCGATCAACCGCCAAAAGCGTGTGGATCGCGGGGCGGATATTTTACGCGAGGCGGAACACGTATCAACCATCCGAGTGCCTACTCCAAAAGTGGGTGGAATAATATGGTGTACCGATGCTCTACCTTGCAAATTAAAGTCGGCCGACAATGGCTACTCGATCGCGGTATTTGTCCTTTAATTATAGATCTATAAGAAGCACACAATGTACGCAAGAAGACGTCGCAAAAAGTTTATACTTTGGTAAGTTAGGGTTTGGTTAGCTATGCAAACTTTTCTACCGTATCCTAGTTTCACACAATCTGCTCAATGCCTGGATTATCGCCGTCTCGGAAAACAACGTGTAGAGGCGAGGCAAATTCTAGCCACACTTCTTAATGGGGGCGGTTGGCGAAACCATCCTGCAGTACGTATGTGGGCTGGATATGAGCTTGCACTCAGTCTTTATGGCGATACAATAATTCAAGAGTGGACGTTAAGGGGTTATATAAACAACATGGAACTTATGTGTCCTTATGTGAGAAAACAAGATTATCCACCGTGGTTCAAAAGCGAAGCTTTCCACGCCAGCCATCGGTCAAATCTACTACGTAAGGACCGATCATATTACGGCCGTTTCGGTTGGTCTGAATCAGATGATTTGCCGTATGTATGGCCAGTATGACTCGTCCCGTACGTTTAGGTCACGAACCACCACCATCAGAAACACCTACGGATCGTGTGCCACATAAAGACCTTATTGAAGAAGCCAAATATAAAAACTTCGATAAAGGTCAAGACGTAAAACGTTTTTGGCGTAATTTAATTAAGGAAGAAATTATAACTACTAAGTAAGTATATATTAGTAATATAAAACTACTCTTCATTTGTAGATGCGTCTTCTGTTGTTGGTAATTCATATACAAAGTGTATAGGTATGTCTTCTGGTATACCTTCTACATGTACAACCAAACCACCATCGGGAATAACATCTGTATCTATATTTACATGTATTTTTACTCCACCATCGAGTAAAGCATTAAGCTGTTTTATGTC